TGTTCAAATAAAGTTCTTCCTTGGATGTCTATAAGTTTAATGTCAACTGTAGGCACAAACATTCCTCCGGACTTTCCTCCAGTTATATCAATTTTTATACTTTCAATACCAAGCATTTGGGTATCTTGATAATTAGTAACAGTTCTAACGTATCTTGTGGTACCGTCTTTATTTTCTATTTGTTTTTCATTAGTTTGGTTTAAACCTTGTCCTTCTCTTGAACCCATACCTGTGGCCTGATCCGACCAACTTGTATCGTAAGCAGATTTACCTTTAGGTCTTAAAAAATTAATGTCATCTCCTTTTTGATTAGGGTTAACATTTTTTTTACCTTCTAAACTTGCGATTTGTGTATTTATAACATCACTATCCAAATCTAAACCAACAGCCAATTTTGTTCTTGGCACTACTTTGGTTTCTAAATTTGCATAAAAAACTAAATCTTCATGTTCAACCAAACGATCTTTTACTTCACCATCAACTACTATTTTATTAGGGTCTATTAAAATAATATTGTCGTAGTCCGCCTCTACGTAAATTGTATTTTGATTTTTATTACCTGCCATAATAAAAAATATAACTATCTATCGCACTTTTGTAGTCTTGCAATGCACTTATTAATGGATACGGTATAATTAATATAGTACCATCAGGAATATTACTCTCTAACCCCCCATATATTGGATTGGCGATTTGTATAAGCCAACCAAAATATGGTGAACCATATTTTTCATAACTTATTTTATCTAAACGTGATTGACCTGACCTATAAATATATTTTTGATCTGAAGGTCTATTGCCAATATTAATATAAGGAACAACTAATGAAGTCCCATTTAGTGTAAATTTACTATATCTTCTATAAAAATCCATTTTTAATTAAGTGTTTTTTTAAGGTTAAATTGTTCGCTAGCTATGTCAACACTTGACCAAACATCTCTTAAATTTTTTTCTTTAGGTTCTTGTGTCGGATTTTGTTTTTCATAGTCCATTATTCTTTTCTTTTCTCCTGTGAATGGTTTGTATGTGTTATTAGGTAAGAAACTACTTAATACCTCGTCTTTGAATTTTTTAAATAAATTATCTGTCTCTGTTTTTGATCTTTTAAAATCTTGGTACAATCCATTAGATCTTTCAAATACGGTATTTTGAGTGGAGCTATAAACAAATCCTAAATTTGAAAGTAAAAAAGTTTTCCAAAGTTCTTGATTTGTACCATCTTCTATTACTGAAACGACATTATCAACGAATTTTAAATAGTCAGTTAAAATTTCTTTTCCTAACACAATAAAGAAAACATTAACTTGTTTTTGTACTGTTTCATATCCTTTTTTATCTGTTTGATCAGGTTTTAAATACATCTCAAAAAGATAGTCAGTATTGAATGTGTATGGTGTTCCTGATGGAACTATTTTATATTCATCTAATTTTTGATTGAAATAATTTATGTCATTACCAATTTTTAAAAAATCATTAACAAATTCATCAAAAGTGTTAGATGTTTGATCCTCTTCTCCTGTAGTTCCAGATAAATTATAAACAACCGCACCTCCTCGTTTATTTAGGTATCCATCAGTTTTATCACAAATAAAATTTAACTCATCTGTAATTTGTATTAATTTTAATTCGTTTTGAATTATGTTTCCTTGAGCACTAGAAGTTGTACCAATTAAAAGACCAAATTTTGTATCTATTATCTCTTTTAATTTTCTTTTAATTTTTCTTTTTTCTTCTTTATCAAAATTAGCATTATCGATTCCTCCAAGTATTGGTGTTAATTCATCATCAACATCTTTTTTTGCTTGATCTATTACTTGTCTTATTGTTAATGCGGTTGCTACCGGTTTTCCAAATATATTTATTAAATTATTAGTATTACCACTTAACCAATTAAAATAACCTGTTGTATATTTTTTATTGTTATTATATAATATAATACCACCGATAAGTGATTCGTTATTAATTTTTTCAATATTATTAAAAACCGAATCAAAATAATCTTTTGTTTTTTCAACAAGTTCATTCATTTTTGTTTCATACTGAATACTTCCTGTTACCGCACTTGTCGTTACATCTAAAAAGTTAGACAATACCGTACCTATAGTATTACCCGCGTTATTTTCTTTTGTTTGTTTAACGTCTAAAATACCATACTCATCTTTAATCCCATCTAAAACTTCTGCATCTACATTGTCATAAATTTGTTCAGTAGGTGTTGCCCTTTCATCATACATTTCAGTATTTGCATAATAATTAAAAGAAAGTGCGTTTTGTATTTCCGCAATAGGTTTAGCTAAACCATGTCCACCAATAAATTTTAAATCTAAAGATACCTCAGCAATCATAGGTTGTAGTCCGATACCTTCTGGATTAATATCAAATTTAGCATCGTCATATTTTAAAGTAAGTGTATTTATTATTGCTTTAGTGTGATAAAAATCACCTACTCTAATCACAACAATAGGTGGAGTACCAAAGGCACTATTAAATACATCATTATAATCTAATCCTGTTTGCCCTTGATTTCCTGTTGATGTTGCGGTAGGTATGGTGTCACCAGGTCTGGTACATTGGTGTAAAAACGTTAATCTAGAATTTAACCCTTCAGGTGTTATTGAATGGAATACCGGTTGAAAATTTTTAATTTTACTTTTGATCCCATCAAAAATCATCGGTTGTTGTTCTTTAACCATTTCAAAATAATCACATTCACTTAACAATCTTCTAAGTAATTTTTTTGTTAGACCTTTTAAATTTGTATTTGCGGAATTGACTGTTATTTGTCTTTCTACCGTTTCGTATTGAGGCGTTGGGTTTTGTGTTGCGTTGTTTTCAGCAGCATTAGTATCAGGACCTGAACCTTCAATATTTTCTTTTGTTTTATCAGGTGTAGTGGTCTCGTTAGTAGGTTCAGTAATAACTTCAGGAGGGTCTGCCTTTACTTCGGTTATTGTTACCCTTCTACATAACATTGCCTGTATAGAAGAATACCCGTCTTCATTTGAATTAGAAAATGGTTTATTACATTTAATGTTTGCATATTTTTCAGTTTTTAATTCTGAATTTTTTCCTTCAAAAACGGGTTTAATTTTTAATTTTCCTGAATCATAATACTTTTGTAAAGTGCCGTTTGACGTTGGGAATTTTAAAATAGTTTTCAATACAGAATCAAATCTTCTTTTTGATAATAATTCATTATAGGAATCCGTACCATTTGCGTTTGCCGACGCAACAACATTAAAAGAAACTGTTGAATTTGAATCTAAAGCGCTTGCAATATTTTTTAGTAATTCATCAAAATTATTTTTTTGTTTTTTTATATCAACAAATAATTCATCTAATTCTTGTTTTCTAAAAATAATATAATTTGTAGCCAAATTATTTTGATTTGTGGTATTGTCTGAACCATAAACCTCAGCCGCTGTTTTAAATTTTTTAGAGTTCGGACTATAATTATTTTTATTTTCTTCAAATTTCATATAATACCCATCAGGAAATCCTGGAATATTACTTACTTTATTTTTATACTGACTTTCACTACTAATAAATGTATTATATTGATTTTCATAATCGTCATCACTTAATGTTCTACTTTTTTCTTTGTCAGGATCTAAGTTAGTTTTTTCTAAAGGAATGGCTTGAGCAAAAGTTAAAATTATTTCTTTAAAACTTCCATTACCTTTAGCCTCTTCATTTATTTTATCGGTAATTTCATTTGTGTTTGTTGTTTTTTCTTCTGATTTTTCTAATTCTTGGCCCGTTGTTACATTTTTTTCACCAGATACTTTTGTGTTTGGTAATTCATTTTGTACTTGTCTTAATTCTCTTACTGTTCTAAGTGCGGTTGTTGTTTCAAAAATATCACTTAAACTAAATTGTCTATATTTTTTTAATAAGTCTATTGGGTCGTATTTTAAACATCCAGCAAAAAATGAATCGATTACTTTTGTTGCGACACTATTAGTTTCTTTTTCTAATTCTTTATTTACAATAATGTTCATTATTGATGGGTGATCTACAACTATTTTAAAAGATAAACTTCCAGATCTTTCAGAATTTTTATAAACATATAATGGTTCGGGTCTTCCTAAAAATCTTACACCATCCCAAGAAGCGGAAGATGTATCACTAAATGATAAATCATATGGTGGGAACCACATAATTCTACCACCATTAGGTCCTACCTCACATGCCGGTAAATCATCAACTCGGTATCCAGGTCTACTTGAGCTTCTCCAAGCCAAATTTTCAATAGATAACATATATTTTTTTACCTTACCATTAATATCTATATTTGTTGAGTTGGTTCCATTTTGTGAACCCATTGGGGCGATGTTTAAATTATATGTGTTATCAAGAACAGAATATGATGTTTTATCTCCAACCCTTATTAATCCTCCCGATTTTTGTAATTCGTTGAATGTGTAATACGGCCTATCTTTAGTAAATAATCTACAATACTCATAACCCTTAATTGTTGGTGTTTTGTCAACTGAGTTTGGTGTGGTGTATCTAATAACTTTAGACCCTTTAGTCATTTCTAAAAGTCCGTCTTTAAAAACTTTAGACACTTGATTTATCGCATTACCAACGTGTTCGGTTCTTCTTGTCGAGTTGTTCGCCGCTTGAACTAATTTTTGCGTTACGTCTAATAATGACCCTTCTGTTAAATCAAAATCTGTTGATTTTGTTTTATTAAATTCAGGACTAAAAACGGATTGTTCAAAAAGACTATCAGTTCCTGCAGAATTTATTTGTAAATTTCCAGGTCCGACAAATTTTGCCGGTTGGTATAAGTTGTTATCTGCAAGCCAAGTAAATCCTCCTTGAATACCTACACCATCATAAAATGATTTCGCATAAATACCAAAAGGAATGTCTGTTACTTTCTGACCTTCATATTCTTTTGAAATTTCACTGTAACTAAATACGGGACCAACATTTGATTTACCGTTTTTCCATTTTGCTAAATCAGTTTTAGGACTAACAGCATCTCTAATAAAATTTTTATTATTTCCAATATAATAATTTCCTTGTGGGGCTAATAAATTTGGGTTTCTTAATGAATTTAATAAATAATTTGGTCTATAATAATTATAAAAAAGTTGGTCGAATAATAACCCTCTTACCGCATCTGAAGTATTTGCCAAAAATAATTCAGACGATGTGTCAATTAATGGTGCTGCTATTTTATTAACTAAATTATTTAACACATTATTTACGGCACCTATTGGATTTTCTTGAATTTGACTAATAAAATTTCTATTAGGGTAATCAAAATATTCTCCCGGTATAATTGAGTATGGGGAATAAAGACCTGAAAGTCTAGCAGCAAATCCAAGTGCTCCAGGTGTTTCAACCAAAGGTGATGTGATTTTAAAATCTCTTTGTATGATCGGTAAATTATTTGTTAGTACACCTAACGAATCAAATGGATTTAGATTAGGTTGTACTGAAACACCACCACTATTTGGATTTATTGTGGAATTTGATAGGGTGGATCTCCCAAGTGTCTGTTGTAACAATTCAAAAGCAACTCTCGCCTTAAATTCTTTTTGTAATTGTTTTGCTCCAAATTGTGCTAATGCGGAATCTTGACTTAACTTCCCTTCACTACCGTTAATATTTTCAACATTATCTGTACTTAAAATATTAATTGGTAAATAGTCGGAGGGGATAAATGCGAATGTCGTATCACTAAGTAAATAAGGACTATTAATTGTTTCATTAATATAGTTTTCTTCGTCAGGGGTTATTAAACCACCCTCACCACTATTATATCTGTTACTTGAATAATAAAAATTTTGTGACTCTTCAGTTGTTTTACTTACAAAAGAACCAAAAGTATATTCACCCTTATTTGGTTTTTGTTCTACATTATCATTTGGCGTTGCCTCAACAGGATTAAATGGTTGGTATGTATTGTTTAATAGTATTGTTAATTTTTGTTCACCTAAACGTTCTAATTGGCTTCCGTCACCAGAACTTTCAGTTGGTAGGTATTCTCCGAAGTTAGATTGTGTTTGTTCATCTTTATTGATATCTACGGTACTTCCATAAGATCTCCCACCTTTAGATACGGGTCCGTATTTATTTTTTGTATATTGAAAAATTTCTTGAGATTGACCTTTAGTTTCTAATTCACTACCCTCAGCATCTTTTTGGTTTTGGTATTCTCCGGTATTAAATTTTGCAGTTCTTAATTTAAATTCTACAGTATCACCGTATTGTCCTCCACCTTTTTCAGGCCCATATTTATTTAAAACTCTTAAAAATCTTTCTAACTCGTTACCTTTTTTCTCTAAATCACTATTAATTGAATCTGTATATCCGTAATTACCTTCATTTGCTTTAGATTGAAAATTTAAATTTGGGGTGACTGTAGTTTTACTTTGTTGCCCTTCTGGGCCATATTGGTTTTGTACTAATAATTCTTTTTCTTTTGTTTTACCAAATAACTCTAAAAATGATTTTTCAGATTTTGGGTACCCATAAACACCTAAATTAGTTTGTGTTGTTTTGTTTAAATTTATTCTTACAATCTCACCAAAATTACCTGATTGTGGGTTGTATTTGTTTTGACCAATTAAAGACGGTTCTATTAATTTAGAAGTTATTTCTAATTGTGGTGAATCAATTACTGAATAATCGTCCGTAGAAAATTCTTTATTTGTTATTTTATCGGCAGGACTATAAAACCCATCGACTTTATAAGGTTTAAGATTTTTTAATAATAATCTTTTTCTAAAATTTTCAGTAGAATCAAATGATAGTGGGCTTTCCATCTAATGTTTTATCTATAAATAGGTAATGTAGTATTTTTTTAACGTACTTGACCTTTTTCTACACCAATTTTTGACTTATCTTTGATGATTGTCATGACTCTATCTTTTAATTCTTGAGTAAATGTTCTATCTTTCATTAGAGCCTCTGATAATGTACCCGCTGAGGTAACATTAATATTAATATTAATATTACCTGATGCTTCGATTTTTTGTGTTGATTCTGTTTTAGTTGTTGTTGGTGCTGCGGTGGACATTTCTTTCATATTCGCAAGACTCCTATTTCCTTCAAAACTATTTTTAATTTTTATTGAGTCTTCATACGTTTTTTTAAGTATATCTAAATTATTTAATAAATTTGGAGCAAATACTGCCTCATCTTCTTTAATAAAATTAAACATTTCACCTTTACCTAAACTTAAAACTTTATTGCCTGTTGAAAACGCAGCATCATTTTGTTCATTAACCTTACCTATGTTATCTCCAGTTTTTTCTCTTTCTACCTTTTTACCTTCTGATTTTATTTTAGCTTGACTAATCATTTCGGCCTTTTGTTCAGGTGTCATCGCATCAAGTTTACTTTGTTTTTTCATATTATCAAGTAAACCCTTTGTTCCTTGATATGCCACTTCGGTATTCTCTTTGGTTGCATTTGCAAAATTTTCTTTTATTACATCAACACCTTTATAAAAATCATTTAATATTGTATCTTTATCTGTTTTTTCTAAAGACATTAAAAGACTATCTCTAATGATTCTTGTATTAGCATCCAATGATTCTTGTAATGTTAAACCTTTTTCGGCAATTTGTCTGTCTGATTTTTCTGCGGTTTTTTGATATTCTTCTAAAGCTTGTTTTAGTCTTTCTGGATTTTTTTCTATATCTTGAGCTAAATCTGTAGTATTAAAATTTGGTAAATCTAAAATCATTTTTCCACCTTTAAATTCAGTTAAAGATGCCAATAATTTCTTTTGGTCTTCAGGTAAATTTGCACCAAAATCTGTTTGTGATATTTCAGAAATTACCTCTTGTGATTTTTTAGCTTCTCTACCTATTTTAGTGTAGTCCTCTAATGTTTTACCCATCGCTTCTGCCTGTTCTTTCAATCTCATTCTTGAAATGTTACTTATATCAATTTCACCAGTTTCTTTATTTACTTTAAATGCGTTTGCCGCCAAGTCAATCATTTCATTTTGTAGTGCCTCAACGTCATTCATACCCATATTCATAAGTTTAAATGGACTACCCAAATTTCCAATAGCACCTCCTAACATCTGCATATTTGCCGCAGTTTCAATAGCCTTTTCAGGGTCCCATAAGTCAACTGATTTAGAAAGTGCACCAATATCATCAACTGAAGTTCTTAGTTGTTGTGCTTGAATTGCCATTTTGGTCATTCCTTCAATACCATTCTTAAACCCATAACTATCAATTTTACTTATTTTACCTTCTACTTCTTTCAAAAGTGCTTTAGTATCAACTCCAGACATACGAGCACTTTTAGTGATTTTTTGCATGGTTTCAATACTTTTAACTTGTGAACCTTCTAACCTCATAAATGAACTAACCATTACACCAACCTCTTTTTCGGTCATATTTGTGGATTTGGCTAATGCCACCATACTTTCGGCAGCTCCTCTATATACTTTATCAACTTGTCCGTTCGCTCTCACTATTCTCTCTCCTGAATCTACAACTGCGTTTGTTAAATAAACAACTTTTCCCATTCCATCTGATAACCCCTCAACAGCATTTGTTATATCTTCAAACTTTCCACCCATCTTTAAAACACCTTCATATGAAGCCATCAATTGTTCTCTAAAATTACTAGATTCCAATACGATACCTCCACCCATGGTTTTTTGAAGTTTCTTTACACTATCATCAATTTCGGTTAAACCTCTTAATGTTGTTGAGGGGTCTTTTAATGCGTTTAAAGCTCCGGCCATTTGATCAAGTGGGGTTGTGGGTCCGGTACCCTTTTGACTCCACTCTTCGGAGACTGTATCAGTAAATAACCACATCATAGTTTTTTATTTAATAAATAGTTATTCGTCCTTTTTTTCATATTCTTTATAGAGTTTGTCCATAAAATACTTTCTTTCATAAACGGGCATAGACATTACATCATCGTAAGAAAAATTACACAATTTAACTAAATAATAAATTTCGTCTAATAAATATTGTTTGAGATTAGAAGAAAGGGCGAAAAAATTCCACCCCAAAAGAGACATTAACTGTCACTTCTTCTCCAGACGGGGCGATAACTTTTCTTTGTAAATCCAATTTAGGTTCACAATCGTTTATGAATTTTTTTAAATCTTTTGAGTCTGAAATTGGCATATTAGTTATAAATGTTCCAATAGTACCTCTATCTGTGCTACCGTCCAATTCCAATATTTGTGCCTCTAATCTTTTAGTAACAATAGGTGCAACCATACCTTTTGGGTACGCATCTAATAAAGATTCAATTTTACGTTCATCACCAATGTTTAAAAGTTTTACTTTTACATTTTTATTCGATTTAGGTAAGGTATAATTAAAAAGTCCGTCACTATCAGGATGATTTTTGATTGGTAAATAATCAACTTCGTCTAATATTATTGTAACGTCAAAATATTTGTCAGTTTTAGGATCCAAGATACTTAAATTATATTCAGGTCCAAAGGCGGTGTTTCTTAAAAATAATAAAATCGCCTGTACATCGACAGTCAAAAGTTGGTCAATATTAAACCCTGGTTCGTATATTTTATTTCTTAATAAGGTATTAACCAAACCTTCTTTTGACGTATTTTGAGACATCAAAATATTTTCATCATTAGCCGTTAAATACCCAACTTTTAATGATTCTTTTTTTGGTGTGTAAAAAATCCCCTTTGAAGGAAGCTTCACAACATCATGTGGTAAATTAAAATTTACTTGTCCATATTCTACTGATTGATTCATATTTTTTATTTTAAAAATAATCAAACTAATCTGTATGTAAATAAAAAACCCACCTCGTTCGAAGTGGGTTAAATAATATTTTATTTTTGAATTAGTAAACTAAAATACATCTATCAGGTTGTAAACTTAAATCAACAGTCATAATATCATCACCTGTATATGATACATCACCAAATGCCGCTTTAGTTATAATACAACCTTGTAAAATCCATTTCTCAACAGCAACACCAGTTGGGTCTAACATTTCAAGATCAACGTCTTTTTTATATCCCGCAGCATACCCCATACGACCTGTTACTGATTCTGCATGTAGACGAACCCATTCCATTGCCGCCTGTGCCGCTGAAGGTCCGATAGGGTCTCTTAATTTCACTGAAATTTCACCCCAAGCAAAGTTACTTGAAACGTAAGTCTCCGTGTTTAAAAATTTTATTTCTTTTTTGTTTATTGTTATAGTAGGTCTTGAAGCTCCCTCCACATACCATGAGTTGATGCCCAAAGAAGATGGAAAAGTTAGTATAAACCTATTTTTTCTTTTAGGTTCGTACTGAAAAGGCATTTTCATTAATAAATCAGCCATGTTTTCTCTTTTTTAATTATTTTATTTATTATATAAATATTATGTTGTTTATTTTTTTTCTATTTACTTTTTTTATTTAAAAAATATAATTCTATTAAATCCGGTTATTATAATTCTTTTTTAATATTTCCTTTAGTTAAATATGTTTTTACTGGACTTTTTTCATATTCAGTAGATAAAAATTCTTTCATTTTTTCAATATTTTTTGGGTCGTCATCTGAAAATCCAATTGATGGTATAATTTCTTGATTATTAACGTCGTTTTTGAAAAAAGCTTTCTCTCCTATTTCTTGTGCCAATTCTTTACAATAAGATATAAAAGTTCTCATCGCTTTAATTTTACCTTCTTCAGGATTTGCAGCACTACCCTCACCAAACGTCACCGGATGAAATCTACATAAATCTAAATACTCATCGATTAAATCTTTATCTGTAAAATTTAAATCAAACCCCTCTTCTAAATTTTCTTCAGAACTAAAATGTCTATATTTTTTTAAATTTTCTACAAGTGTATTTTTATTAATACCAAGATGATTTGATACGATATAATTGTATGTTGCTTCTTTAAGTGTCTCAGGATTATGTCCTCTAGCAGTAATAATTGCAAATATTGATCCCCCATTAATACATTCAATAAAGTCATTCCATGAAGGGCCAGGAGATGCGACCATAGAATCAATTATAAATCTCTTATCACCCTCTTCTCTAAAATTTCTAAATGGATTTGGTGCGTAACCAACAACTGTAGTTCCTTTATAATTAAATGGTTCAATACCTAATTGGTGTCTGTGTTCTGCAAAGTCTTCAGTGGACATACCAATCTCTTCTTCGTTTTCTGTCATCACCATAATTTGTGTTGGCATAAAAACTATATTATCGTCCCAGTCAAACGCATAATATTTTGTGTCAGGGTTACCTTCTTCGTCAAACCCCTCGTTCAATCTACGTTTGTTTAGATAACTATAAATGTGTTTTTTTACATTCATTTTTTATTAAGTATTTCTAAGATTTTTTCTAACTGACTTTCAGTTATAATAATATTTTGTTTTTTTTGTGAATATGTTCCATAACCTTTTGTTTCGTTACCAACACTTTCTTTTATAAGTTTTTTATTAATTTTCATAACTTTTATTTTATAAATATATAATGGGGAATATTTCTACTCCCCATTAATTTTATTTTTTATTAAACGTCATCAAAAGATGCTCCTGTCGGTGTGATAACAAACTCGATGTCGATGTATTCTAACGCTCTTGTCGGTTTCAAGAATATTTTACCTGTTAATGTATTTGAATCTAAATCTTCAGGAGTGTTAGAAACTGTAACTCTAAAGTCAATTAGACCTCTATCTCTTCTGATTGAATCTAAAATTGGGTTAACTGAATCTAAGAATTGTTGTCTTACTTTATCATCATTTTGTTCAAATAATAACCTTACGGCCACTGCTGAAATTAATTTTCTAGCTTGTAACAACAATCGTCTAACATTAATTCTGTCAAGTGCAGATTCTCTAACTTGTAAAGTTTTGTTACCCCATATTACAGTACCAACATCAGAGAAAGTCGCAATTGGGTTAATTCTACCTTTATATAAAGTGTCTCTATCTTCTTGAGTTAATTTTTTACGTGCTCTAATTGCGTTTACCAAACCTCTTGTGTAACCTGCCGATGCAAACCAAGGGAATGCAATATTATCGGTTAATGCTAAGTTTTTAGTAACTTCTGCTGTCGGAGGTAAATATATTTGTGTATTATTAACACTGTCTCTTGTTAATACCCAAGGATAGTAAGTTGCGGTGTAATTAGAATCAATTCCTGTGTTTTCTAAGTTGTCAACAGATTCTTGAGGGTAAATTAATCCTTCCTCTATGTCTTGATAAGTTGGTAAAAATAAATTAAAATCAGGAGTTGTACAAATGTATATTGAATCTGCCCTATCTGTTTCTACCATATCAATAGCATCCTCAACAAGATTTGAGTTATTAACATAATCAATACCTGGTGTTACAAAAATATTTACATTTACCGATTCAGGATTCGCAAATGTTGTTTGTCCCCATTTGTAAGCGTAATAGTCAGTATTGGCCCATGTCTCTTGATTAGGTCCTGAAATTTGTTTAAATGCTCCCCATCCTGATGCTGTTGGGTATGTTATCGATGAAGCAGCACCATATTTAAATCCGGCTTGACCTAAAGCGAATGTATCACCATTAGTTCTATATTCTCTATAGATATCCCATCCGTCAAATCCACCGTAAGCTAATACTGTAAATTTACGAGTATTTAATCTGAAATATGGATTATCTGAATCTAAAGGTTCACTATTAAAAGATCCTGCACCTACTTCAAACGCTTGTGTGTATGCCGAAGTTGCGTAATTGTAAACAGTCACAACAGTAGCCCCACTATCCATGTGGAAACCTTTTGTAATATAACCCCATTCAATCCCTTCAGTATCGGTTTGTAAGTTTGCTGGAATTTGTTTTCCTTTATATTCAAAAAAGTCATAATCAACTCCTGTAATGTTTGAAATACCTAAATAAGCCTTTCTTGGATTTTCACCATTAGAAATTACCGGATTGTCACCACCTGAAGATGAACCAAAAGGTGGGTTGTAAATAACTTCACCTGCTTGTAAGTATTTAGTTTTGTAGATAACAAATGGAGGTGTTGAGTTAGCATATTCTCTAGAAATATAACCTTCAAAACCACAAGCAACTGCGTCTGTAGGTGCTTCGTCACTCATCTCTAACATTATGTATTTAGATTTAACTTCATACTCACCATTAGATGTACCAATTTTATTAGCAACGTAGTTATTTTGACTTGGGTCCATAGAACAGTTTGTGAAACTTTCAACTACTCTTACGTTTTGATCATTGTCATAAAAATCTCTAATAAAAATATCAAACGTTCTATTTGAAAACGAAATGTTACCAATAGACATTTTAACTAACCTATTTGCTGCGTTACCGTCAGAAATTAGTTTGAATTTAAATAATTTATAAACTTTATTACCTCTCAATTCTGAAACGATATACGGTGTTTCAGGTGTTTTGTATTGTTCTAAATAAAATGCGATTGAATCACTATAATCTTGAATGTTAGAGTCGTCAGTAACGCCAGGTAGTGCAATAAGCGAATTGTAAATACCTCTAATCTTACCATTTCTATAACCATTAAGTAGTAAACTTGAATACACCTCTTCAACAAATAAAGGAACTTCGTTTCTGTCTTTACCAAAATTACTTCTTCCAAATACTTTTGAAATATATTGTGAGTCTGTTGATGAAAGTGATGTATCAAAATTAAATGTCTCCCCATCATTTGTAATACCTGAAATAGCGAATGTTTCAAATGGATTTAACGAAACACCCGAATAAGAACCTGTTGTAATGATATTAACACCTGTAGTTGCACTTACTTCAAAATCAGGTCCGTGTTGGTTACTTGAATAATTAGTAATACCTCTTGATCTTAATGTTGCAATAACTAAATCGTCATATGCCGAATATGGTGTTCCTGAATAGACAGTACCATAAACCGCAACTGAACCTGAATAACCTGAAGTAACCGCTGAGATTGAATTTAATGATGCTCCAAAACCATAACCGTTATAACTACCAACACTTGATGATTTAGAGTAATCAAATAATGCGTAATACCAAGGATCATTTTCAAAAGAACTTAAATCGTTATTTGCAAAAATAACATTATCAACACCAAATGTTTCAGTAACTGCAGTAGTATTAAATGGTGCACCTGTAACCGCACTGTAAGTTGCAGAATCAACGGACCCCCAAAAATAAGATGTTTTTCCTGATAAAGGTGATGCAGTTGAAAATAAACCAACTTGTGCTGAAATATAATTTTGAAAATCTAAGTATAAACTTGATGTGTCCCCATTAGATGTGGTGTATTGATTATAAAAATCGGCAGAAATTAATGAAGGTAATGATGGTAATATTGTAATATTCGTACTAGAACCTGTTGTTCCTGTAAAATAAACATAACCTACAGGTGTAGGAGAAGATCCTGATACACCAATAGTAGAACTATCCAAGTTACCTATTGTTACAATAGACCAAGATGGTCCTGCATCATAACCTGATAAACCTAATATTCTTGTTACAAATAATTGATTTGATTGTTGTAAATATGATTTTGCAATATATGAAGTTTCATATTTAGGGATTTGTGTGTTTACAAATTTCTCAGGGCTTGTGCCACCGAAATAAACTTGATACTCGTCGAAGTTAGTAATAAATATAGGTTCAAATGCTGGACCTTGTAATGTCTCACCAACTAAACCTAATGTGGTTACACCAACACTTTGTGCAACGAAAGTTAAGTCTCTTTCTGAGGTATAAACTCCTGGAGAAACGAATACTTTTGTAGTAGATGCCATTTTTTTTAGTTTAATTAAAGATTTATTTTTATATATAAATACATTAATTATTGGCAAAAAACAGACTGTAAAAATAATAAATAGACAGTAGTATGAAAAAATTCTACCTTTTTTCTACCTATTAAAATATTTATTAATATGAAAAAAATTAAAAATATAAAGATTTCTGAAGAAACACATTTATTATTAAAAAAATACTGTGAAGAAAATGGGTTAAAACTTTATAAATTTTTAGAAAATTTAATAATTAAGACTTGCAGTAAAGAAAAAGACATCTATGGTGAGTAGTTAAACTAAAACCGCATTAGTTTTTATAATTGAATTCTGAGTTACATCATCTTTATAAACTATAATTTTTAAAGTTTCACCATTGTTAATTTGTATTAATGGTACGTTGTCGCCTAAATAATTATTATTAATAAAAACAGAATAACTTGATGCACAAGATACTCCCTCATTAAATGTACCTCCAGTTGTATTACTAAAAGATGGTAAAGTTGATGATTTAACACAAATATTACCTGAGTCACCAATATTTGTAGATATTGTGGTCGTTGCTCCGGTACAGTTAATATATGTTAGGGTGTTATTTGTTATTGATGAATAAGTAGTTTCATAACAATTAATTAAATTAGTTGTTTCGTTGATTGTTATATCTGCAGTATACCTAAAAACTTCATTCAATTGGGTAACTCCTGAAACAAATAATAAATCTAAATCAAAACTGTCAGGTCTTGGTGGTTCTATTTCAACCTTCCTACCTCTTTTTTTAGTATCGAATTCAAATAAGGTCACATGTCTTGTAATTGCCGGTGAAACTTGAAACTCCTCCTCATCTATCAACATACCCTTTAATGTTATTTTATAACTTTGGATATAATACTTTCTTTTTTCAATTTCTTTTACCGATTCATCTGTCGGGTCTTCCAAAGTCATTTGCATATAATGTCCTTTTATTTGTGTGTAAGATTGCTTTGAGGTGAATTTTTGCATCATGATTTTGTTAAATTCATTAACTTCTCTCATTCTGTTACAAAAAATCTTAATTGTATATGTAATGTCTACAGGAACTGGTTGTGGGATTTTATAAACGTCCGCACCTTTTCTTTGTCCGTCCCATGTTGGTACCGTATAATAGTGAAATCTTAGTCTTTCAGGTATATTAAACGCCCCTCCATTAATTTTTCCATATTTAACTTCAGGTTGTCTTACCGTAATAATAAATGGTAAAGATACGTTTTTATCTAAATCTTGAAATTTCCATGTCTCTGTAAATTGAGTCCAACTTTGTGTTGTAATGATTTTATCAACAGTAGGCACTGTTTTACCATCTACAACTAACTTTAGGTCGTTTTTAACATAATCTAAAACTCCTCTGTCCATATCAGCATGTAACACACCTTTTGGTAAATAAGTTCCTCCATCAGTTATGTCATCCAACATTTGTTGTCTCCTTTCCTTACCAACTTTATCGGGAACTAAAGGAAGATATTTTTTATTTTGTTTTGGTAATGCCATTTTTATAATCCGTTAAACTCATCATTTGTTACAGGTGATGCAATAATTGTTCTATAATATTTTTTATAACCACCATAAGTGTGCTTCATATCTGAAGTTACTCTACCATCATTTACCACCGAATAATACCTAACCCTATCTTCAGTTTCGTAATATGCTAAATAATCACCTAAAGAGATTTCAATAGCCAATTGATCCAACTGTGATTGATATACACTAAAAGTCATGTTACCTGGCTCAAGTTGAGAAAGTTTAGACGAACCGTAATCTGAATTAGTTGGGGCATCAATTTTAACTAACCCCTTTACTTCTATTGGTGCTAAAAATTGTATTCCTTCACTCATCGCTTCTCCATAAACATCATCATTATTTGTTCTTTGTCTATCAACTCTATATAAAACAACGGTGAAATTCATGTCACCCATTTGCCACTCCATACCCATTTCAATCTCTAAATTGAAATCTTCTTCAGAGAAAAACTTATTTAATCTTGTTATTGGAACTTTATTCTGTGACATATTAATAAATACTTTGATTGATTTTTTTATATTATTTACTATTTTTATTTATAATATAATGGAAGAATTAATTTCAAAAACACCTGAAACAAGGGCCCTTCAAATGTTAGATGATTATGTTGGGTCAAATAACTATATCTTATCGTTAAAAAACAAAAAACAAAACAGTAAGTCTTTTACTCCCACAAGATCTCAAGCAGAATACATAATTAACTTTCACGGACGAACACCAAAGGTGGCAAAAAAATGGGTCAAGTTAGATTCGTATTTTGGTAAAAAAATGATGGAAGATAAGATGTACACTAAAGAACCAACGGAAATATATGTTGAAAAACTTTTGGTAGAGAAGGATAAGTCGTATCATATCTGGGGTAAGATATTTAGTGGAGAAACGATACATGATTTTTGGATTCCAAAATCTGCACTTATTAAAGATAATGAGGTAAAAAACGTTGTTATTGAATATTCTAAATATGACCACAGGTCTCCGATGGAACACCAAAAAGAAGCAATTGAAAAACTTGTAAGAAACAAAAAGTTTATTTTGGCTGATGATATGGGTTTAGGTAAAACAACATCAACAATTATTTCGGCATTAGAGACGGGAGCAAAAAAAATATTAATTGTTTGTCCAGCATCATTAAAGATAAATTGGCAACGTGAAATTGAAAATTATTCAGATAGGTCTGTTTATATTGC